TATATTGCCAGCAATCAGCGTGACCCCCGGAAACCCGGTCGAAGAGGGATTTACGCTCGGCCAGGGGCTAAAGACTGAACTCGTTGATGATGCTTTTATCGAAATTCTCAAAGATTTCCTGAACATGACCGACAAAGAAATACACGCGGAAGTGCTTTTATCAAGAGCGCAAATCGAATTGATTTTAGGGGAATACCGGCGGAACCCCGCGTACACGGTTGACGGAAGAACGGTCAGCCCGATCCGGGCGCAGGTCCATGAATGGCACAAAAACGAGGAAATTAACATATCCGTATGGAACGAGACGCCGGACATGGACATACGGATATGCAATGTTATGGACAGCTTGCTTGCCGATTTGCAGGTGGGATTTGTGGGGGACGACTCCAAAATCTCAAACATGAAGTGGAAGCCTACGAAAGGTTTGACCAATTTTAATTTTGGGCGAGTGATTTTTGGGACAGAATATAATGTTACCTTCATGAATACTTACAATAATTATACTATATACAGCGACGAAGTTCTTACCGATCATGATTTCATAGGTACGTTTACCACGCCTGATGAAGAATGAAAATAACTTGACATTTATGATTACATATTGTAATCATACTATATTATAGTGAGGAAGCATAATGGCAAAAGCAAAGGCGAAACCGGCAATAAAAGCAGCAACGGGCATCACCCTGAATGAGTATCTTGCAAATCATTCGAACAGAAACCTTGACAATCCGATTACCCTCTGGTATCAGCGCAAAGACCCGATGAACACCTTACGCAAAAAGGAAGAGTGGGACAAGATCATAGCAAAATTTTACGCTGAAAAATAGTAGTTTGTTGTCACACGACTTAAAAGCCAATAGCATTATATCCGGCAAGGTCGATATCACACACCACGGAGATATGTTATGGCTCAATATTACGATTTCGCCGGTCAGAAAATAATCCTTCCGGGCGCATATACCAAACGCATTTTCCCCGCTGAACAGGGCGCAGGGGCCGTCACCGGCCTTGCTCTCATACTTGGAGAGGCGTCAAAAGGCGGTGTTCCCTATGATGCTTTTACCGATGCAGAAGACGTGATAAACGTCGTTGAATCCCAGGCCCAGGCGCTTGAGGTTTTCGGCGGCGGGACTCTCTATTACGGGGCTGAATTTTTTCTCACTCCCCACAAGGATGCCCGGTTTAACACCCCTTCTCAGGCGAATTGCATTGTTGTCAATCAAATGACTCAGGCAAGTGCGGAAATTGACGATGTTGCAACGAACCCGATAATTGATGTGCTTGCAAAGAAGTGGGGAACCGATGGCAACACGATGGCGGTCAAAGTAAGTTCCGGCTCCAATACCGGGAAGCTCATTCAGCTTCTTTATAAGGGCCAGGAAATCAGCAAGCAGGACAACGTAACGCTGGCGCTTATGTCAATTCGTTACACCGGGCTTGCGGCAGCGGCAACGGTAACGATAAACGCAACCACGCTTTCGACTTCATGTCTTGCAACTCCGGAAGATGACTTGACTATCACGCTTGCCAATTATTCCGATCTTGGAAGCCTGATAAACTATATCAACACACAGCCGAATTATACCTGCTTGCTCACCGGGCTTTCCGATGAGCTTCCGACTGTGTTTGACGCGGTAACAGCCCAGGATATTAAGAGTGCTGCGTACCCGTGCGTAGGCATAGTTGAGGCGATTATACGGTATCTCAATTCAACGGAAGTTGTTGAGGCCGAACTTCATGCTCTTGCCGTAAGAACCATACCCGCGAATATGGCAGAATATTTGTATTTGACGGGTGGCACGGTAAGCGCGGCGTCAACCGCAGACTGGACGGCGGCGCTCCTGAAGCTTGAAAAGTACAACCTCAATAACCTTGTTATCATGTCAGGAAGCCCGACGATTCAGGCTCTTGTCAATGATCACTTGACGCGGATGAATGCCGTCAAAGAAAAAATGTACCGGCAGGCGGGGCTTGGCGCGAATGCTTCCGCGAATACGAAGGCTCTCAGGATTGCGGAGATGAAGGCGCTTAATTCCGCGTACATGGAATACTGCGTAAGCGGATTCAAGCGATACGATTTCGTGAACAAGGTCACGGCGGACTTTGACCCGTTCTATCTGTATCCGCTTGTCGCCGGTCTTCGCTATTCCAACAACGTGGGCATGGACGTGGTGTTCAAGTATCTGAACGTGCTCTCGACACCGGAAATTCTCAAGAGCGATCAAGAGGATTACGCGGCTGCGGGTGCGACGCTGATACAGAAGACCACGAACGTCAACAATATCAACAGCTTTGAAATCAAGGTGAACAACACCACGTATCAAGGAAGCCAGGTGACGAGAACCAATCCTTCGGTGGTGTATGAAATTAACGTGCTCACGAAGGATTTTGAAGAGCAGGTAATCGAAAAAATACGCGCCCTTGACACGGTTGCGAACTCCGTGATAATCGCAACCATTCAAAACTGGATTACCACGTATCTGTTCCCGAAATACCGTGACGATTACAAGTGGATCACGAACGGAACGGACGGCGTACAAAAGGCGTTTGACAACGTGGTATTTACTCAATCGGGAGAGCAGTTCATAACTTCCGCGACACTCACTATGAGCGTAACGCCAAGATTCGCGTTCAATTTCTTGACGTTCATCGTTCCAGGTCAAACGATATAAGGGGGAATTGAAAAATGGCATTTAGAACAGCAGGTGAGCCACGCGGACCCGTAGGGTCAGGTATAGATTGTTTTATCATGCAGGACAACACGATTCTCGGGTACTCGACGGACCTGAATGTCAGTGAAGACTACATGCTTGACGGTGTTCAGTCCCTCGGCTATTTCGGGTTTCGTGACCTTTTGTCACTCGGGTACGATTGCAATTTCACGATGGGTACGTTCCTGTTGCGGGGCGCGGATATCGGGGGAAGCGTTTCGATGCCGGGGTGGCAACCGGACGGGTCGAATAATATAAACAGCGCAGGTTTATACACCTTCACCGCGCTCGATATTCACACGCTTACTGTGTTGTTCACCATTCTCGGCGCGAAGTACGGCGGTGGGGATTTGAATGTCGCGGTAGGATCACTGATGAGTCGCCAGACCAGGTGGAGGTCCAGAATGTTGCTCCCTGGATTGGCCACAAGTTAATAAAAAATCAAAATGAGTCATACTTTATGGTATGACTCATTTTCGTTATAATTTGATAATTTAAAAATTCTATTTTCTTTTTCTATAGAATAAAATATTTGTTTTCTATACCATTCGAGCCAGTCGGAAGTATGTTTTGATGAATTACACCTTTTACATGACGGAAATAAATTGTGTATTTCGTTAGTTCCACCTTTTGACAGTGGGATTAAATGTTCGATTGTAAGTTTTTCTTTTGTTCCACAAAAAATACATTCTCCTATTTCCTGCATTCTGTTTCTAAAATTTTCGATTTTATTTTTGAATCCTTTAGCAGTACGTTCTTTTTCTCTTCTTAAATGATTAAGCATGTTAACATGATCTTTGTTTTTAGCTCTCCATCTTTTTTGTTTTTCTAATACTTTTTCTTTATTATTGTGATACCATTTTCTCGATTGCCTTCTATTGTATTCTGGATGTTTTTTACAATTTTCTCTTGCCTTTAGTAAATATTTTTCTTTATTTTTTTCTATTCTTCTTTTGGAGTTTTCATAATGTTTTTCTTTATTTTTATGATAATATTCTCTTGATTTTTGTTTTATTTTTTCCTTATTATTGCTTTCCCAGTTTTTTCTTGATTTTTTTAGTTTTTCTTTGTTGTTTTTAGCCCATTTGTTCTTATTGCGACCATTTATTTCTTTTCTGCATTTATCTGAGCATAGCTTTTCCTGCCCATGAATTGCTATAAATAAAGTTCCGCAATTTATACATATTTTTTCCATGTTTATCAAACCTAATAGAAATATTATTTTAACCTAAAAGTGCTTAATTCGTCAACATTTTTTCTTATTGACAAAAAAGCGGTGGTATATATTATAAAGTATTAAACTTCACAAAAGAGAGATAATTTTAATGAATTTATTAGACCTCCAAAGCGAAAAAGTCAAAACCGTAAACGTCCAGGGGCATGAATTTAAGATACGATTCATGACCCCTCTTGACCGGGTAAAAATCACACAGCATAGAATGAGATTGCAGGGCGGGAATCCCGTTGAATCTCTCACGCAGGACGATTTTATTTTCTTTGAAAATATCGCAATCGTTGATACGTGCGTTGAAGAACTTCCGAAAGATTTCAAGGCGCATGAATCATGTATCAAGTGGGATGACACCGGGGCGCTCTTGAATGATGTCGCTCACGAAATCAGAACCCATACGACTGACATAGAGCAGAAGTTAAAAAAAAATAAATCTATTGAGTGAGGCGGCGAAGCCTGAATATTTTGTTGACGGGTTTTTGATGAAATATTCAGGCATTTGGCCCACGGGTTTAGATAAAGATAATTTGTTTGATGAGCAAAAGATTTTTATTGTGTATCTCATGGGCTGCATACCGACATTAGAAAATTGGACGGTACAGGTCGATTACAAGATAAAGAAGCAAGAGATTGAAGACCTGAAGGACGTTGAGATTGACCAGGCCGACATTGACCTTGCAAATCTGAAAAACAAGAGTCTTAAAAAGCTGAAAGCAGAAAGGCTTGTGCAGGAAAAGAAAAAGAGGCTTGCGGAACTGAACAAGTCTTTTGGAATAAAAGAAAAGGTCAAAATTGCGGATAGACCGGACGGATTGCCGGACCCGAAAGCGGATGACGGTACGCAGCGGAAAGAACTTTGGGAAATGTTAAACCTTAAAGGGCTTGTGAAGAAGAAAAATGGACTATAATATAAAGGTCAAATACGATAGCGCGGGCGGCAAGGGCGCGGGGGCGTTTGCCACACGGCGCAAGGTTATTGACGCACAACGCGCAGCGGGACAGAAGCCAACCGGCTCCGCGTCTCCGACGATGAACCGCGAACTTGTCAATTCCATCCAAAAGCTGATTGCCTCGAATAAAGAACTTTCGCAGTCCATAAGGGCGAACCGTGGTGGCGGGGGACCGGGGGGCGGAAGTCCACGCGGTGCAACTGGTTTTAACAATGGTGGATTTGGGGGGATTGGAAGCTCCCTCCCGATTGTAGGAGCATTGGTAGCTGCCGTTGGATATGCAATTACAAAAATAAATCAAATTGGTAACGCTTATATTGAACTGGCATCGCGCCAAGTCGGAACGGCGGGTGTTGGAGGATTTCAGCGCGGTAGACGCGGAATGTATTTACAAACAGATTTGGGGGCAATGGAAAAGTCTCATAGAATGTCCGCAGGACGTTTTGGAGGAGCGGGAAGAGAAGTATCCGATAGAATGATAGGTGTTGGAACAGTTTTTGGCATGGGGGCGGGTGAAGTCGGGCAATTATCAGGTACATTTGCACGTGGACGCGGTAATTTGGGAAGAGCC